GTTCATACTGATTCAAATATAAATACGTTGCGGTTTATTTCTTCCAGCAGATCAAAGCCATAGTCTTTCATTAACCCGATCAAAGCGGTGTGGCTAAAGATACACTGATGCCCGATCTCAGGATTGACATATAGCTCGTCTTTCACCTTGTCAAAATCTATCCAATCAGAGAATGAACTTTCGATCATAATAATTGCGCCCTTTTTACAAACCTTTTTGATCCCATTCATTACTGCGCCAAGACTTTTTAAATGCTCAACAACCTCAACCATTACAACCGCATCAAATACAACTGCCTTTGGTAGATCTGATGGATAAGCATTGTTATTACTTATATCCACGCCATGAGAGAGGTATCCCTCCTCAAAAAGCACCTTCACCAGATTGCCATCCCTGCAACCAAAGTCAAGAACTTTAGATCCGCCAGCGACAAACTTTGATAAACGCTTCACCCGTTCAGGATTAGCATCAACCCGCTCCTCTGGATTGTCATTAAACAATGGTACTGCTTTCGGTGTGAATATTGATCCACACTCAGGACACTTATAGTAGCCGAAACCCTTTTTTAGTTTTCTCCGACCTGTGCCTGAGAAGTCAACATTACAAGCTAAACATTTCATAGTAAGTATTTAAAAAATTCTTCAAAAGTCTTTTGTGTATACGCCTCAATACATTTGCCACCGCAAGGTATGACATTTCCCGCATAAAGGCATGGCTCTAATATCCGATCAACCTTTAATCCCTCGGCAATAGCATAGGGTAAAGACTGATTCCCGATAAACATTTTACAACCGTCAATAAGCTGTGCCATTTCAAGGAAGTTATCAACCTTCTGATGAATAGCATTAGGGATCTGTTTTTTTATCAGTTCAAACTCTTTGTCAATTCCGATAAACATAATATTATGCCCTTCCAAAAAGGAATAGTCAAGATTTGGGTTAAGATACCTCTCGCTCCTGGCAACTATTATAATATCTGTGCTTAATCCCAATACAGAGATCCAGCTTTCATGCAAATTGATTGGAAGGTTTACAATGTTTGAATACCACCGAGATATGTTTCCCATACCAAGCTGTATCGGTTGGGCGCGAAACCTATCGAGGTCATAGTCCACCTGATCCCCTGTCCACGTTCTGACAGACTTTATATATCCCGATGATAATAAGAGAGGTTTAATCATGTCGAACATGGTGGCGTTCATCTGCACCCCCCCTGTGGGATGTTTTACAGGATCGCTGACACCCATTGCAACACCGAGCCTGATCTGGATCTCTGCCTCACCAACAATTCCGCCAATCATATTGTTTTCCATAACTGCATTGATGGCTGGAATGGAAAAGATTATATCCCCAGCGTTCCCTGAGTGTTTAAAGGTTATCATAGTCCTAATATTTGTTTACGTTTTGCATTCTCCTTTTTTATGTTGAACTTCTTTGCTACTTCCGCATTCAGCTTCTTACCGAGATTATCCTGTCGAGCCTTGCTACTCAAAAGAGATCTCAAGTGATCCCCGAACCGTTCTGCCTTTTTGAATTTCAGTACACCGGATATATTCTTAAACGGAATAGTATCGCTACATATTACAGGGTGTGAGAAATGCCCTGCCTCAATTACCTTCAATGCACTCTTGTAATCGTTAAACTTATTTCTTTGCAGAGGTGCAATAATAATCCCTTTGTCAGCATACAATTGTCCATACTCAAAAACAGGTCTGCCAGCCTCAAAGTAACACTCGATCCCTAACTTATGGACTTCGGCTCTTAACCGTTCCCACTCCTGATGCCCTGCTGCATAACCTGATATAGTGAAAGTAAAATACCGTTCTTTCTGGATCTTTGCAATCTCTGGAAGTATCAACGCCAGATCCTTGCGGTGTCCAATCCCTCCAATGAATGCCACATGATTATAATCACGACTACAGTCAATTGTTTCAAACTGTTTAGCATTTGGATCAATAGCATTATAAACAACATTGGCATATCTTTTCACCTCCCTCCCGATCAGGGTTTTTAAGGCATCACTACCAGCGATAATAATATCCGAACTTTTCAGGCAATACTCAATATGCTCACCAGCATTCAGCTTCTTATAGTGGTTATACATATAATGAGACTTGTTCAAAGTCCAATTGTCGTCAATATCCATAACGGTTTTACACCCCGCCTTTTTGATCCTGTCAAACACCAGCTTACTTGCACCGTCTTGGCTCAAGATCCTATTGAATACTACATGGGAGAACTTCTCAAATTCCTCGACCTCGAAAGCATCAACGGTTTGATAACCCTTATCGTTATCCTTGATGTTTGAGAAAAATGTTACCGCATCAGGGTAATCCTCTTTCAGCAATCCAAATGGAGATATAAGCCTGTGATAGTTGATACCATCTACTGCGTTTATTAGAACAAGAATTTTAACCATCAGTAAGCATTTTTTCAGGTGAAGAAATAATCTCATCCAACTTAGCATAACAGGATGGCTTTATATTGATAGATGTTTTGCGAGGCTGTCTTTCGGGCAACACAATCCCGTAACCTATATACTCACTAATCATATCTGAACTTTCAAACAACATATTATAGTGAATAAACATAATCCCTAATGATTTATAAACCCACGACAGATAATTATTCAAAAGTCCTAACCCATCATTATTAACCAAACTCACCTCGTCAGATATATAGTTCTTACCGAAGTTCGGAAACCCATCAATCTTAAATTGTTCAGGCTGCGACATAAATGAATTGACAACCGCATAAGGACTGTCGTATAAATAGATAACCCTTGTTTCGGGATTCTCTCCCATTCGGCAGACATCATGTGTCTTGATAAGATAATTTAGGTCGTTGTCAATAAAGTGTAGGGGATGATATTTTTTTAAGTACATAGATTGGAAGGTGTTGCCAAGCTGATCTTTTAAACAGTTGAACAGGGCTGTACTTCCACATCTGCTCATACTTGCCACTACTATTCTCATATTATTGTTTGTTTGTCAGGTCAAATATATAAAAAAATCCTTGACAGTAATTAAACCGCCAAGGATCGCAATTAACGTGAACAAACAATTTTCTTAGGCTGCGGGTGCTGTCAGGGTGGCAATAAGACCTGATGTAACCTCTGTCAATGGCTCTGGCTCCTCCGCCATGAGTGTAATGTTATATGCAGAGGCATCCGCTTTTGCAACTCCCGTTACGTTTGTGCCACCTGTCAACCATGCGCCAATAGTTTTCCCAAGCAACCAATAAGTATCGTTGGCATCCTTTACAATAACCATCATCCTGTTTTGAGCCAAAAGCTTCAATTCATTCCGAATAGCGGTTTGTAATTTATGCAATACAAGTGGTAACTCTTGTGAATAGAACACTGTTCCATTTTGGGTGTTGGCGTTAACCGTTTCGGTAACTTGTGCGGTATTGTCTGGTAGTTCGTATGTCCAGAACTGCTTTCCTGAATCAAGGGTGAAAGTGGTGATCACTCCGCTTGTTTCTGATAGCGTTGCTTTGTTTGCAAACTCTGTAACATATATTTCCTTTACTCCTCCGAGTGCATCCCTGCAACCAAGTGTAAATCCTTTTGTTAATGCACAAGTCATAATAAGACTTTTAAATAGTTATAAAAAAGAGGGTAAACCTACCTATCAAGTATTTGAATACTCAACAATCTGATCGCCAAATGCGACCTGCGTACCCATCTTGAACTCAGCTACAAACCGAACCTCTCTTGCCTCTTTCGCCCAGAAGATTTCGAACTGATCCTCCTCACCTTCGAGATCCGTACCCACAAAGAAGTTTGCAAGTTGCCCTGCAAAGATCCTGTTCGTACTATCAAGACCGTGAACAGCTACCAGCTTGAGCCCTGTATTCTCAATCAGCATTTCACCGTTTGGACTTTCACCATCATAGTGATAAAGATTGGCATTTGCCAGGGCGATCTGATACGTCCTGAATACATCCCATCCACAAAGCACCACCGTATCTGGCTTGTCCAGAATTGCGGTTGGTATATTTGTAAAGATGTTCTGCATAATACCTCGCACAGTCGTTGAACTAATAGAGGCTTGAGACGTTGCAGCTACGGGAGAGGCTGCGTCAATAATTTTGATTAAACCGTCAAACTTATCAAGGTTTGTGTCGGCAGAATCAGTATCGCCTTGCCAGATGGCTGTTTCCAATTGGCTTGCAATAAGCGCAGCTTTCTTTTCAGAATATTCCTGCTCAAATGGCATTGCCTCAGGGCTACCCGGTGCGATCTGTGTTTGCATCCAATATGCTTCCAATGTTTTAGGGCAAAGTGCCTCATGGATCATGACCTTACCAACGGTCAACGTCCTTTGGGTAAAGGTAGTTGTTCCCGAGGCATTGAAACCACACGCTTGTGTTTGAAACTGCGCATTAGTTTCTAAGAAATTCAGAGTGTCCGCACTCTTGATTCCTGTCATTTTGTTTAAGATAGATGCTGACTTAGCACCAAATACGGTTTTCACCAACAGAGGTAATCTCTGTTCGTTTGTGTATGCTGATAATCCCGCTACATTGTATGACATAATATTCCGATTTTACTGATTAACAATTTATTTCTTTGCATTAGCCATAGCCAATACTAATTCTTCTTTTTTGGTTTTTTTATCCTTATTGTTCTTACCAAAGTAATTTGGCTCTGGATCTGCTGCTGGACTTTCCTCTAAATTCTTGATTTGAGCCTTTAGAGTAATAAGCTCGCTTTTGAGAAATGTATTCTCAGACTTGATGGTTTCCACTTGGGTTTTAAATCCAAACAGAAAGTCAAACAATGCGTTCAGATCTTCATCCGACATTGCGACCTCATCTGCCACCTCAATAACTTCATCCTCATTCTCAAGCTCCACCTCTGCCTTGACTTCCACTTCTTCCTCAATAGCTTCTGCCTCTTTGATTTCGGTAACAAGACCGTCCTCAATTACAATAGTGCTACCGTCCTCCATTTCATAATCTCCGCTTGGTGCAGGGAGTTCTCCTTCCTCAGAAATCAGTACAACCGATACACCGACTGCGAGATCCCCTTCCCACTTTAGCTGATCACCACCAACAGTTTTAACAGCCTCAAACTTTTCCTCTGCTTTGAAGTTTAACAATTCTTTGATTTTGTTGATAGCTTCTGATGGTTTCATTTTAAATGGATTTAGTTCTTGTTTGTTTTATATAAATATACGATTCAATTAAACTGTCTAAGTTTAAATATCTATCTCGCTGATAATCTTTTTTATAGCGATCAGTTTTTCTTCATCCACATCTGCGCTTTCCTCAGAATATGAAAAGAACCCCTCAACAGAGAATCCTGTGAATATCCCTGTCTTGATATAGTTCTCCCAAATATCCTTATTATCAACTTTGAAGCTACCAAACCAACTGCCATCAGAAATGCCCTCGAATCCCTCTGGCGGTGCTTTGCCATTATCCCTATCAACGATCCATGATTCAAACATAAAGACATCTTCGATAGGTACGTTATGCATCATATTTACCTTATCGGTATTGCCTTGCTTAAAGAATTTTAGAATGAATTGCTTTATGGTTTCAGGTCTGAATACCACATAATGATCTGGCATATCATTCGCAGCCTTTCTAAAAATAGGCTGGTTTGCTAACATCAATGCACCGGATATGATTCGTTGTTCCTCATCCTCTGTTGCGAATGTCTGGATCTGGCTCTCCTTAGAAAACGCTTGGAAGGATCTTTCAATCGCTGGCATATCAACAAGTGAAACATAAGTAATACTATCATATTGATCATTTAGCTTCAATTCAAAGATTGGGATTTTCATAAGGATGTTTTTAGTAAATATAAAAATATAGGTTACTGTCTATATCGTTGCCCGTCTTTTAATCCGATCAACACGATTTGTCGCTCCCCGCATATCAGTTTCCACAACATACGCCTTGATAGCCTTTTGCTCTCCTGACGGTGGAGGTGTTTGCGGTAGATTTGTTGTAGTGTTTTGTACCTGTCTAAAAAGGTTCGGTGTAGATCCGCCACCCATACCTCTTGCTCCTGATCCTGTAGATATACTTGGCGCACTTGGCGCACTTGGCGCAGATGGAGATTTCTGAGATAGCAATTGTTTTGCTTGTAGGATGTTCGCTGTGATCCTTGTTATTCCCGCAACAAACTGAGCTATCCCCGCAAACCCAAATGTAACAGCATTGGCAGGGTTTGCCTCTGATGCTGCCATCAATGAACTGACCGCACTTGCTGTATCTTGTGCTATCTGAATTAGGGTAGAAGCCTTGCGGAACTTCTCCATTTGCTCCTCACTCTGACCAAGCAAAGCACCAATATTGATGAGTGTTTGCGCACCTCCCTTTGCAATAGTATTTAGAGCATCCCTTTCATTTTGCCTTGCTACGATACTTGCCTCGATCTTATCAAGCGTATCCTTTTGTGCCTTATCAGCAATTTCCTTCTCAGACTTCGCCCTCTCCTCATCCAGCTTTTTACTATCGGCATTATATTTCTGTTGTAGGAGTACCCGAAGTTCATATGCTCCCTCGGTACTATCCTCGATCTGTAAAAGGTTTTTCTCAAACTGATCTTTAAGGATAGCCTGTTCACGGTCAAAGTCATTGGCAATAGATTGTAACCTGAGTTCGCTAATCTGTTCCTGTGCATCCAGATCCTTTGCACGCTCCTCGTCAAACCATGCCCTCTGATCATCCATAAACTTTTGCTCTTGTTCAGCAATTTTAGCCTGGGAGGCTTTTAGCTGTTCCAGCTTCTTTGCATCTGCCTCTTTCTGATCTGCTAATAGTTTATCATTAGCAACCTTTTCCGCTTTCAGTCTTAATACAAGGATTTCGTTATTTACATTCAGGAAGTCATTTGATCCCTCGCGATATAGTTTCCGTTTCTTAAATAATATTTTTTCTTGGATCTTAAAAGTATCTTCACCTGATGCCTCCAGCCTTGCCTTTTGCCTTTCTAATCCCCTTGTATCAATTTCCTTAATTTTATTGATTAGATCCTCTGCCTCATCAATACCTTTTGCCATAGCGTTTACCTCTAAAGCTATCGAGGCAGAAGTGCCACCGAGTACATCCACAAATGCTGCGAGCCAACCGTTTGGCTTGACTGCCTCAAGATGTTGCTCTCTGAGCCTGTCAATCTGTTCCTCCATTCCACCGAGAGATCCTGATGCCTCATCCGCTTTGGCTTTCATCTTGGAGAACATATTTACCAGCAAACCTATTACAACGACAAATGCTCCAATACCTGTGCTGATCAGAGCCAGCTTAAAAGTCTTTAGCGCACCTGTGCTTGTTCCGATAGCTCTGGCGAGGATCTTTTTAGCATTGGCAAGGATAATGGTTGAAAAGGCAGATCGTTTGTTCAGGGTGTCCGACAACTGCTGTATACCCATAAGGACAGCCATAGATCCCTGTACCTTGACCATTGTTTCCTCGAGCTTTTCATTCTCCCCTCCAAATAATGCAGCCGCACCCTGCGCAGCAGCAAAGCCTCCAACGACTCCTGTAACCGTAGAGATGAATGCCTCCAATCGTGGTGCAGCCTTTGAGAAAGTGTCAACAGCAAGTGCAGCCTCATCGACCTTCTTTTTTAGTTCACCAGCCTTTTTCGCAGCCTTGGTAAATGCCTCCCCTTTCAGCTTACCCTCCGATAGCTCATCTTCGAGTAGTGCCAATTGCTCCCGTACCGTTAAGACGGATTCTTCCGCCTCCTTCGCGTTTTGTATTTCAAGATCTACTGCTACTGTATAATCGCTTGCCATAATTTAGTTTTTATTTGTATGCTCGTACCATTGTGAAACATAATTCACGAACCCTGCCGAGTTTGCGATTAAGCGGATATTATATACAGTATCTTGTAATAAGATAAACTCCCTGTTTCGGTCAGTTTCTCCCGCATCTTTTCCCGCTCCTGCAATATAATGAAGTATCTCAGTTCCCCCGCTTAAATCAGTATCCTCATTTGCCAATGCGACAGAGGTGTTATCAATAATGTCCAATGCAACATCCGAAGTATTCCCGCTGTTATGATTATTATTGAGAGGGGTTGTCGCTGTACCGATCGTATCAAGGCTAACATTTCTATGAAAATAGATATCTGTTTCACTTTCAACACTTAGGGCGAAAACAAAGTGCCCCCACTTCGCTGTATTTGGAGTAGTGATTCGAATATCCCGAACATTGTTAATGGATAAATCAACAACGTCAATACATTCATAATGGTCTCCCGAATGTATTTCGTGATGTTCGTAGGTAATACTTTGAGGGGTGTTCGTGACCGAATCAATCCCATCATAAAGCGCATCGTAGGCAAATCCTTTTATAACTTTTTTGAGTATATTCATTATTCTTAATTTACAATCCAATTAGTATCATCCGCATGATACATCAATTCGACATTATCATATTGTGCCTCAAGATCTCCCATTGATTCCGCACCGTTTATTGTGTCGCTCCCGTCTGTATCAATAGTCAGTAGATTACTAGCCTCATTTAATACCACCTGAAAGCGTGTACCGTCTGCGGGTGCGTCTGGTAAACTTAATGCCACATCCCCTGCTGTCGTATCAACCATTATGGTGGTTTTAGCATCACTCTCCAACAGGACATAATCCTCAGTTACATCCAGATACAATACAGTTGTAACCCCTGCGATCATTACAGTGTTGCTCTCATAAATAACTTGATTGGATACCCCTGATAAAAAGATATTAGAAAGACCTCCTGCAATAATATTATCATCACCGCAAACAATATGCACACAAGCGCAATCATCCCCAACAATATTGCCATCCCCTTGTATGAAATAACCGTCTACATCCCCTACAACATTGTCCTCACCGATAATGACATCACCGCTTTTGGTTTCTACAACCTGAACATTTCTGCCACGATCAGTATTGGCGAAGAAGGTTGGTAAAATATCTGCCTCCTCACCGATAGGATCTCCGCCACCGTTCTTGATATCTTTTGTCGTTGCCACAAATACATCAACGACATCCACTTTCAGGAACTCGCATAATGTTTTCTCTTTATCAACAGGGTTATAGTCCTTTACCGTTTGAAGCCTAAAATATTGCTCATCCCAAAAGAATAGGTTTCTGATATTCAGTTTTGCTATATCAACCTCGTTAAGATTTACCCATGCTGAAACAAGTTTTGAGTTCTCGCTTGTAATCTCCTCAATATACCTTTTCCAATACTTATTATAGACATTGTTATCCGTATAGGTTATTGCGCCTCTATAATACAATTGCTTTGGAGGTGCGAATGATAAATCAATAGTCGGATCGAAAGCATCGTCAAGATGCCCTGCAAACGGATACTCTGTTAATGAGGGAGCGGGTCCCACAGCACCAAGCAATCCCCAAGCGCCATCCTTCAACCCTCCATAGAATAATACTCGAGGAACAATGTTTTTCATCTGGATCACCCCTGCGGTATCAACACCAATAATCTGAGGGATGATCAGGGTTTTTGCATTTTCCCCAACGAGAGGGGTTGGTGCAAATAGTATGTCGATAACCTTTTCTTCGGTCAGGAAGTCATTAGCGACATTGATAATTCTCTGTCCGTATAACTCATTATTACTTGCCAGGTATAATTGGTTGCGATAGTCCTTATCCTCTGTATAGGTAAAGCGATACTTGTTTGACTGCAATTCCGACATAGGGCTGATCTTTATAGGACTGCTATAATCAACTTTCTCACTCCAATCGGTAACGGTGTCAAGGTAGAAATCGTCATAAGGCTCAATAATCAGGTCGCTATCATCGTCAGGATTTTGCATAACCCAAAGGTTGAACTGCCTGAAAAGATTAGATAATAGATCCGACTGTTTTATCTTAGGAGGCAGAGCTTTATTCATATCAATATCTGATCCCTCTCCGTATCTGTTGTTATCAATACTATTGTAAAATATTGATCCTGTTTTCACCTGCCACTCTTGACTAGAGAATAAAGCACCCGACTTGTAAAATAATGGAATAGTAAGCTGTACACTTACTGTATCCCCCGCAGCGAGGAATAGATTTGGTACAGCGATATATATGTCTTGGACGGTGGTTTCATCCCCCAATAAATAACTCCCTGCTGGAATAGAAACGGATACCTGTTTGGACATCATAATTTGACCGCTATTCCAGATCTCTACCCAACACCAAAATACCTGTGTACTCGCAAAGACCTGTCCACCTGAAAAGATTATGTTCATTTGTGGCTTGGCATGAAATGAGTACCAGCCATTATCCGGTGCAGTATAAACACTACCCGCGAAGTTTCCCCCATTATCAAAATTCCCTCCTGTACTGTCATTAGGAAATAAGATCTTAAAAGTACCTCCCAAATAATCCTCTGTCTGAGCAACGATATTCTCCCCCTGATATAGCTTGGCAGTAATCTCATCTGCAGATAATGACATCTGTTGAGGTGATGATGGAATAATAAGCGACTTAAAAAAGGTGCTATCAAGAAATGTGCTTGTCCATGTGAACCCTGCCTCGGTGACAATCTTCTCAACCAAGTATCTGTAATATAATGCTGGCACAAGCTCGGTAACATTGAATGAGGAGAACGATAGGTTTTCCCCAAAGTCAATAAGCGGGTAAACATATCCCACGCCAAGATCGAAAGGTACTTCCACCCCGTCCACTACAATAAAATCATTCCAACTTCCGCTTGTATTATGGATAGATACGGAGTGATCAAGCTCTGATATGTCCAGATCGCTCACCAGATCATCGGAGATCCTTGTGAACAGATTTACCGATGTACCGAAAAGGCTAAACTCATACTCAAGCCTTCCTCTGATATTGTTGACTTTTAGTAGCTGTGCTGTTCCTGTGAATACAGGCATTCCGCTTTGCAGTATTACACCGCTTGCGTTAAGGTTAGGATTGAAGTCATTGGCAAACTGCCCTGATGTCTGCTGTATATCCTTGCCGATCTCAAAGATATTGGTAAGCACCTTATTGTTTCGGGCAGTGCCTGGGATTATTACCGTCTTTGAGAAGTTCCCTTTTTTGTTCTCTGGCTCTCGGATGTCTGCCACCTGAAAGTTCAATGGTATAGGGATATTCTTCTCAATATCTACTTTTGAATTATTGATATATAGCTCAGTATTCATCATGACATATTCGCCCTCTCTTTATCAAATTCGATTTCTAACTCTAATGAGAATACCTGATCACGCAAGGTTGTCCTTTCGATATATGTTGCATTGCTGATAACGATAGGAACCAAAGCAGATCCGTTATAGATAAACACCTCCCCTGATGTAAGCAATTCTTTCAGCCATGTGCTTTCGGCATCAGTCAACCAATCGGATCTCACTATCCATTTGTCTTGTATCTCTAGGTTAAAGACAGAACTCCCGCGATCATATGAATTGAAGGACTGAACGCCTCCCGATATAGATCCTTTCATTTGGGCGAACTTACTGCGATCAATTTCTGTCTGCTTTGTCGTTGCCCTGATAAAGTTAAACCCGTCAAACCCTCCGAGCCTGTTTTTGAAGTGTAGGCGATAGGAGGTGTCTAGACAATTCGCTGTATCCCGATTAAAAGTAATTATCTCAGAACTTACCGCAGCACCGTTATCTAACATCTGAATCGTATATGAGAATATTGATGCGGTAACCAGATTCTGTGATCCTGTTGCAAGGGTAAGCTGATTGAGTACAATAGGCAAAGCTGGAACTCTCACAAAGCGGTTGTCATTATCTGCAACCGCAGCATATGGGTTTGTAGCTGTTGCAGTCTGAACAAGAGATCCAGCCTCATCATAGGTCTTGATCTGTAAGGTCTTTGCCTGATTGGCAACATTAACCATGAAATACAGATACCCACTATCGGCATCAAGATATTTAAAGTTAGAACCGTTAGTTAAAAACTTGCTACCAACAGCATCTATCAGGTAGGTGTCCTCATCATATCCCAACCAATCCTGATAAGGTAAACCAGCATTGAAAGCGATTACCTCGCTTGATGTAGTGAGATCCTCATAGACTGTGCCTCCATACTCCTCGCCAAACTTCATTGTAAAGCTCTGATAGGTATTGGTATTTTCCGTAAAGGCAATAGTTGTAATATCAAAGTCATGTGATACATAGTTCTGGATAATCCTTGACAGGTCAATCCTTCCGTATCCATCAGGTCGTTGACTTGCCTTGATCCGCAAATCAGGTGTAGCGGATACGTTCCCCTCGAGGTACAGATCATAAACATATTTGAAGTTATCCTCTGCCTTGTTATCAGAATCCACTACCCAAACAATTGGATTAAAGGCTGTCATAAATGTGTATGCGGGTGCTGTCTCTATTGATATTGCCATATGCTATTCTTTTAATTCTATTACCACTCCCCCGCGAAACGCCTCGGCAAGAGCCTCTTTTAGTTCATCCCATTTCCCCATTCCCTGCGGGTAGGAGGTTTGCACCCTTCTATCGGATGGTGGGTTTAACGGTATATCGCCAAGCACCTCACTAAAGAAGAATGATGGCGGTTGCTTTGTACCATGATTCAATATAGATCTGCTGATTAGAAATACTGCTGAGTTCTTATGTGATATAAAGTCGCCACCCTCTGCCTTGATCTGTGCCTTTAGTTCTGGCTTTACATCTATCCAATCGCTGATCCGCTTTCTCATCATTGGCATATCCGCTTTAGGGTTATCAGACTTCCCAACACCGAGATCCGCATCCTCCCAATACTCCTCCATTATAAGCTGTAACTTCAACCCTTGAGAAGTTGTTTCTATTAAAGGACTGATCGATTGGAACAATTGAGAGCTTGCCCTTGGGACCCGCTCCTTCATTTGCTGGATCACATCCTCTGACCAATCAACTACAATTTTTTCTACCTGTTCTTTGATCCCGTCCATACTGATAAATATAAGGCTATCCCTTTTTGTATTTATCGAGCATCTTTTTTGCGAGCTGTTCCTTTTGGTTATAGAAGGATACTGCGTTAAGGAATTCTATCAATGGCATTCTAAAGAAGTAATCCCATTTGGAGTGATTTGAGTTTGCCATGTTGTCTACGAGCAATAACCATTCGAAAGAGCTACTTAGTTCTGTACTGTCTTCCGAGCCTCCTCCGACAAATAATCCACTATAATCCCGTTCAACAGTTTGTATTGCTGAAAAAAAAACACCATAAGAGGATGGGCGATATTGATATCCAGCTTTTCATAGAACAGTTCCGCTCTTGCAGGAACTTTTGCACCGTCATAGGTTTTGTCCTTCACAGGTCTGCACATGATTGCACATAGAATGTGTACCTGAGAAAGCCCTCCGTCTGAATCAAGGGTTTTTATATCAATATACTGTCCACCTGTTACCTTGCCGAAGTTTGTTTCTATCTGGTACTTGATACCATCAATGCGAAACGATTTCGGAAAGGATGTTTTGAAGTCTATCAATAGAGGTGCTGTTGTGGCAACCGCAGCCTTTAGTTTGGTTATAGGCATTTGCTGGATCTCATCAAAAGGCTTGTCATATACTACGGACAGGATCTTCATTTCCCGATCAAGGATGTCACTCTCCAGCTTTATAATGCTTTGGATCTCTAAGAATTTCCTGATAGTTATTATTGTCATATTACCACACGTTTATTGATCGTTTATTCCTGTCATTGAAAGCAAAGTTAGCCAATGCAAGTGAACAAACCGCATCATCGTGCATACCGCTTGGTGCTGAATACTTCACATTACTACCCGAATAGCTAAACTCAAACTGTTCCATTTCATCAACCGTTACACCCGCCAAGATCTTCAGCCGACCATTTTGGATATCGATTGCCAACTGTTCCATCAGGTTCTGTTTACTCATTGGGGTAAAATTATAGCCAACCAGTTTGCGACATACTTTGCGGATATCCTCAGTAACTGGATTACCAACACCCGTGCTATCAATGTATCCAAACTTATCACCGACAATACCGATTATAAAAGCCTTTGTCATTTGCCAGTCCTTTTGAAATCTTGCAAAGTAACACATTTCCCGATCTTTGTTAAGTCCTATTATTACAGTCCAATCAACACTTTTAGCAATGTCGATCCCATAAGCCACCACCTCACCTTCAGCAAGTTTGTCGATAATACAATTTTGAATGTGGCCCACACCGAAAGGGTTTGCACCATCTTCGGATGCCTCTGCCATATATAATTCTTTGAACACTTCTTCAGGTAGATCCCGTCTTGCCTGTTCCAATTCTTCAGCGGGTATGATCCCTTCCCGAATAGCATCCACAACCGTGATCCGATAGTAAGCATAATTCGGTTCACCCGCTTTTGCTTTCATGCCCAGTTTGTGTCCCCAGTTCTTTTTCCCTTTCACGTTCCCGATCATTTTACATTTACCACCCGTTGCAGTAAGTGTAGACCTCAAAGCCCACCAAGCCTGTTCCCTTGCCCGTGTGAACTCATCAAAGACCGCAGCGTGAACATCCTCCCCATAAAGGTTGTCGGGGTTGTCAGCCGACTTGAACTCAATAGTGCCACCCGTAACAAGTGTTATACGCATCTTAGTTGAATTGGTTGTATAGAGTTCCTTCGGCTTGATGTAGGCTTTCATTCTGCGGAAGGCAATTTCTGCCTGTTGATATACAGGAGCAACCCACCAGACAAATTGCCCAGGCTTTATTTTTAACCCTTCCTCAAATAACCATACAATATGTGATACTGTCTTGCCTGTCTTTGTCCCTGCCTCAGTAATAGTAAAGCGTTCAGGGTTATCCAGTATCTCCGTCTGGTAGTTGGTGAGGTTCGGTCGTTGATATGTTATCCCCGATATCCCTGTCAAGATTCAATGTTACTTTTATTTGTCCCTGTAAAGTAGTGTTCTGATTTATGTTCTCAGTAGGCTTACCATATACCCGATCCCACAAAACATCTAATATATGTATTGATCCTTTTTTAAAGTCTCGCTGTGCCTTGTTTACAATAAGCGATACCCAAAAAGGTAGTTCATCATTCTTAGCTAGTTCAATAAGCTGATTCCTTGTGCATGATAATACAGACTTGATAATATCTTCCGTTTGTGATTTGGATAGCTTGAAATTATGCTCTGCCAGAAAGTGATCTTGGATCAAAGTCTGGATCTTTTTCGGTCTACCCGCAGGGTTACCTGACTGCCCTTTCTCAAACGGTATAAGATCTTCTTTACTCATTCTGTTCCCCTTCTGTTTTTTCTGCTTGTTCCCTCTCGTACTGCAAACGTAGTTTTATCTGTCCTTTATTCTCCCAAGCCTTGCGATATTCTACGTCCTCAAATAGCTTTGAAAAGCCTGTAATATGTTTTAGTTTAAGGATCTCCTCTGCCTCCATTCCAAGCTCATTACAGATCTCTGAATCACTCCACCCATTATCAAGCATATTAAATACCATACTCGACATTCCTGTTATAGCGTGTTTTCCCCTTGCTCTGTTGTGCCTGATAGTTGATGCCATCCTATCATTGATATTCTTATCAATCACTACAACAGGCAACATCCCTTTGCACTTATCAAAAATATCCTTATTATTCTTACAAGTGAAATACCTGTGGAAACCATCAACGATTATATAGTGATCTTTCTCCTGATCATAGACTGTTACAATCGGTTGTGTATAGCCATCATGCAGAATAGATGT